CCGGTGGCCTTGTTTGGGAGGTACTTGGAGGAGACGACGGCCATGGTTCACCAGGAGAAGGAAAGTTCTTCGACGTCGATCCCCATGTCGGCAGTGTTGTCAGCGATCGTCTCCAGGGCATCGAGCTGCCGCTCCTGGACGTCTTCACCAGCGCCGCGCATCAACCGGAACATCTCGGCAATGCCTTCCTTCGAGCGGCTGTCGATGGCCTTGACCTCCTGACGCGCGGCGGCGGCGGCCCCGGCGGGAGCCAGAGCCCCGGCCGCTTCACCGACCCGGAGACGGTTGGCCTGGTCGAACTGACCAGCGGCCAACCGCGACTTGGCCAACGCGATTTCCAGGCCAGTTGCCAGAGGCCCGGAGCCGGGCTTTGCGGTCCCGAAGGCCCCCTCGAAGTTCTGCCCGGCCGCGGAGAACTGGCCGCGGGCCGCTTCGATGATCCCTTCGGACGCATCGCGGGCCGTCTTCGAGATCGCGCCGACGATTCGCGCGGCACCACCCAACACCGTCAGGATTGATCCGGCCCACGCTCTGGCAACACCAGCCAGGAGCGATCCGAGCCGCCCGACGGAGTCAAACACCGTCGACCAGTTGCCGGCCACGAAGGTCAGATACTCACCGACAGTTGTGAGACCACCGATGATGAAGTCCCCGACACCGGCCATATAGCGGGCCGCGGCGAGGATCCCCTCACCGATGGCCTGGCCGATGTTGGCCCCGCCCATCGAGCCGACAAAATCTGTGAAGGTCGTCGCGATCGATGTAATCGATGGGGCAAGGTAGGCGGTGACCTGTTTCACGATGCCGCCGATGGCCGCGGAGACCTTGGAGAACGAGTCGTTCATCGCCTCGACGTCTCGGCCCTGGGCCCCGGTGAGGGCCATCCCGAACCGTCGGGCCTCGTCGGTGGCTTCCTGGATCGATCCGGCCCCGCCGGCGAACAGTGGGAGCAACTCCGCCCCGGACCGGCCAAACAGATTCACAGCCGCGGCAGCCCGCTCCGCCTCGGTCGGCAGCCCCGCGATGGCATCAGTGATCGCGGAGAATCGCTCCGCAGACGACTTGCCCTGGAGATCGGCCAGCGAGAGCCCGATGGCGGCGAAGCCCGCCTGTGCCAAGCCAGAGCCCTGGGCGGCTTTCACGAAGGCAATGTCGGCCTTGGTCGCCGCTTTGCCAATCGTGTCCATGCTGACGCCGGCCAGGTCGCCGGCGTGGGAAAGGCCCGCGAGCTCGCCGTAGGTCATCCCGAGCCGCGCGGAAAGTTTGATGGTGTTGTCGATCACATCGGCCTGGGCTTGGCCCATGCCGATCATGGACCGGGCAGCCCCAATCGCGCTCGAAGCAATCTGCCCGAACAGCTGCGCGCCGGAGATCGCGTTCAACAGACGCATCCCCGAGCGAAGCCCGGCAACGTCGTTACCGAGGCTCTTGAGCGAGGAGCTCGCCCGGCTCACGCCAGCGGTCAGCCCCGAGCTTGAGGCCGTGAAGATCGCGCTGACTTTGCCGATGCCTGCCATCAGATTCCTTTCGCCTCCATCTGTGCCGCGAAGAACGGGATCCGTCGCAGCTGGGCTTTCAACTCCTCTTCGGTCTGGACCGGAGAGCGGTAGCTCGGCAGGAACTTCTCCTCGAAGTCAGGCTCCACCTTGGCCCCTTGGGCCGCAGCCATCACCGCGGCCAGCTTCCCCGACCTCGACCAGTCATCACCGAACGGCTCGACCATCCAGTAAGCCGCCCACCACTTCAGCTGTCGGAGCGAGATCCGCTTCGACAGCGTCTCCACATCCCACTCGCCACACGCCAGGGCCAGCCTCCCGAGGAACAGCGTCAGGGGCTGGCCGCGGATTTTTCCGCCTGGTCCTCGATCTCCTTGTCGTCGACCTTGAGGAGCTCGATCCCGACCTTCCACACCTCGAGGAGCCCGTCGGGCTTCCACGCTGCCAGGGTCGGGACGTCGGCCTCGGTGAAGAGCCGCTTGCCCGCCTCGTCGCAGAGGAGGAGCGAAGCCAGCTTTGCCCGCCAGGGGGCCGCGGTGCCCTTGAACGTCTCGCAGAAAATCGACCACTCGTCGTAGGTCTGGGCCGTCGGGTCGAGGACGAAGACATCCCCGCCCCACGCTGCCACATGGAGCCGCGTCGGGGGGGCCGGCTTATTGGCTTCGAGGGTCAACAGATCGTCGCGGGAGAGCATGGTTACCCCATGAACTGGAATTGATACGAACCTTGGATCAGTTCACCGGCGGATCCGACACGCTGGACGCTCGCCAGCTGCGCCGGCCAGCTGGTGGGCACTCCGCCGATAGTGAAGGCCAACGTTGCCGATAGGCCGATGTCGGCGCGGCCGAATGGGGGATTCCCCCAGCACCGGAAAGAGATCGAGCCCGGCTCGATCATGGTGATCTCGACCTGGCGAATGACCCTCGTGTTTCCCCCGCTGCCGACGATCGTGGCCGATGCCCCGGTTGTGTCAGTCGGGGACGCTGCGGTATAACCCTCGTCGAAACCGATCAGGCCACCGAGCGCAATCCCGCCGAAAGAGACGGACATTCCTTGGGCGGATGGGATGTCGGGCATCGACCCTCCCCTGATCAGCCCGTGATCTTGAACGTGGCCGTACCTCTGACGTACTCACCGACGGCCCCGCCCTCTTCGACATCGGTGCAGAAGGCGTTGCCTGTGATGCTCAAGCCGGTGCAGGAGATCGCGTACTTCGTGCCCTTGGTCGGAGGATTCTTGCCGAAATACTCCAGGCTGATTTCATCGCCTTGCTTGAGGGGCTCGGCCTGGAACACTCGCAGCGAGTCGACAGCCTGGGAGCAGTCAGAAACATCGACGAGCGGACGGGATTCCTTCCGCTTGATGTTCGTGGCCCGGAACTCGATCGAGTTGAACGAGAACGTCAGCCCCTGCATCGTGTCGATCGTGGCCGGCGTGACAGGCATGGCTTACTCTCTCCAGCGGATGAAGACTTGCAGCTCGATCACAAAGTAAGAAGGCAGATCCTGCCCATCGGTCAGGTAGACCGCGGTTCCGTCGCGGTCAGCCGCAACGTGGACGTGGTCGATGATGGCCCCGTTGGCGGTTCCGGTGAAGTTCTGGACGGCCGCCACGATCGCATCCGCCACCGTCCGGGCCGATGACCAGGTGGACCCGCATACCTCGATCGAGAACTCCCCGTCGGCAAAGCCAGTCAGGCCGCTGGTCTGGAGGGGCCGCTCGGTCGATTCGCGGGAGTAGACCGCGAAAGGCAGACCGGCAGACTCCGAGACAGCCACCGGGAAAGCGGTAGCCCCGGCCGTCTCAATCGTGGCCTTGAGCCATGCTTCTGGGCTGCTCATTCGCCACCCCCGGCCGGATCGGCCTCGATCACGCCAGCGGCCAGCAGCACGGCCAGCTCGGCGGCGTCGACGAAGAGGGCATCGCCGGGAACGTAGGGGCCCCAGGGCTTCGTGAATCGGACGAGGACGGTTTCCATGATGGATCTCCGAAGGGTCAGCGGGGGGGGCGCTTGGATTCGTCGACGGCCCGGCCGAGGCTCACAGCCATCTCGGACTCCAGCCGCGAAAGGACGGAGGATTTTTGGGAGGCGAGCGTCTGGCGGAGCATGTGGCGAGGGGGCATCTTTCCAGTCGAGCCACCGTTCTTCCTGCGGCGATGCTTCGATCCTTGCTCGACGAGAACACTGTGGTCCCCTTTCTGGTTCTTTTTCTTCCCTCTCCGGGAGAATCCGACAATGCCGATGGCTGTGCCTTTGAAACTTTCCGTCGGCCCTCGAGTGACCTTGCTTCCGAACCGGACCACGGTTGTCACGCTCCGCCGCAAGTTGCCTGTTTTGCCTCTGGGAGTTGCGGCCTTCAGCGGCGACTGCATCGGCTTGATCGACCGGCGAACAGCGGCCTTGAGGTGCCTCCGGGCGATCGCACCGGGCAGCCGCCCATAGTTGGCGATCATGGTTTCGATGCTGCCGTTGGTCACGACGTCGAAGCCCGGGGCGCTCATGTCTTTTTCTCCGAGGCCTGCACGGTCTGCTCGGGATCGGCGTCGTCACCAACCACCGATGACACCACCAGGACCCGGTCGAGCCGGCTTTCCCAGACGATCCGGGAGGAGCCATCGAGCCCGGGGACCGATGGCACCACGATCAGGTACGAAGCATTCCCCGACGTCTTGCCCTGGTCGCGGGACTCGGAGTAGCCGACCTGCTCGATCGATCCCCGCCGGCGGCAGATCGTCACCCAGGAGATCGAGGAGATCTCACCGACGGAGTTGCGTGTCTCGACAGGGCGCTCGAAGCGGAAGGTATGGGTCTTCAGCCCGGCGGCGGTGCGGTCGCCCATTAGTAGGCCCCCGTGATTGAGATCGAAGCCAAGAGCGTCTCGATCGCCATAGGGAGCGGGCTGGCGATCGTGCCGACAACCACGCCCTCCCGGTTTTTGAACCCGTGCGCGACATAGAGCAGGATCACGGACTCGGCGGCGGGCTCAATCCGGCCGCCAAGCGGAGGCCCGGCCCAGAAGGTGACGACGAGCGGGTTGTCATCGTCGAACGTCGGCCAGGTGGAGAACCGGATCACCGCGGGGGTGGAGTCGGCGTCGATGGCGTAGGTGGTCGAAGAGATCACCACCCCGCCGACCGTGACCACAAGCGGGTGCGTCCCGTCGACCAGGAGCGGCGGGACAGGGATCCGCAGCCCGAGGCGGCCGGAGCCCTGGTAGTAGGCGTGGTCGTGGTGGCAGTGATCGTGGCCGTGGCCGTGTCGATACAGGTCACGCTCGAACGTCGCCCGGTACTGGCGGGTCGCCAGCGTTGTCCCGAGCCGCTGTTCCACCAGCCGGCGGCCGGTGGAGATCAGCCTCAGGAGCAGTGCGTCATCGTCCGACTGCTCCGGCAACAGGCCTACCTGCCCCTTGGCCGCAGCCAAAGAGACCGGCTCGACCTCGGCCTCGGAGAGTTGTCGCAGGGAGCGGAGCTTGATCACGGGCCCCCCAGTTACTTGACGGCGCGCTGGACGTTCTTCGGCTTCGGGGCGTCGGCCCGCTCGATGACGGGCTCGGGCTCGACGACGGGCTCGGGGGCGGCGACGAACGTGGCCAGGCCGCTATCGACGAGGTGGCGGGCCATCCCCTCGGGGAGTTGGACCGTGGCCCCGGCGGCGTGGTCACCGTAGTCGGAGCGGAACTTGATGGAGGCGGTCGACATGGATCACTCCGGAAAGGGGTGCGGCCGGGCGAGGGGTGATCCTCGCCCGGCCGCTGAAAGACGGGCGGGAGCCAGGAGCCAGGATCAGGAGGTGGCCTGAACGATGGCACCGGCGTACTCGGGGCCGTGGTTGCTCAGACCGAACCGGCCGTGAGCGAGGAAGACCGTCTGGTTCTCGCGGGCCTTGAGCTCGCGGAGCGGGGTGACCGAGAGATCCTTCCGCATGGCCAGGGCGGTCGTCATGCGGTACGCACCGTAGACGGCC